CGCCCGGGACCTGTACGCCTGGGATACCGACGCAAACCGGGACGCGCAGGATGAGTCCAAAGACTGTAAGGATCAACAGGAGAAGTAGTCGCAAAATAGCTTGCTCTACGTCTCGTCCTAGAACGTAACCCGTTGCGCGCGAAATTGCGGAGGATGATGCTACGGAGTTCGGGCGGAAGGGCATGTCGGGCTGCGAGAGCGACTGCATTGTGTCTAACCATTATTTATTGCAGGAAACTCTACAATAGTCAATCGGCGCATTAAAGCTTCGATGGTTCCGACATCTGCTTCGGGGAACCACAGCGTCGGGCAGAGATTAGAGGTGATCCAGATCGTTTGCGCACAGAGCGGTCTCGACGAGCCTTTGATTTCAATTCGTACCGGATAACGGTCAAGCCATCTGAGAATATGGGAGATGTCAATTCCTCCACGAAATTCGTCAATGACAACATGCTGCTCACCTTGGTAGCCACACCAAAACTTGGATCTGGGATCCTTACTATAAGCTCCCATTCCTGCTTCGTCCCAGGCTCGGCGAGACTTTCCAGTTCCAGTTGCGCCCCAATACACATGGCATGTTCGAAGTATTCCAATAGGAGTGTCGTGATCCGCCGCAATCGCGCGAAGGGTGCGGTAGCTAACCACACGTATACTTGGGGGGATGGCAAGCAAATCTCCTTTCTGGGCACTGGCCCAAACGGACTCCCAATCTGGCTTAGAGTTCCTGCAGATGGGCTTAGTTCCGAATTCAAATTGAGTGTCTGGTACGCGAGTAAGTTCTTTCCAGACGTAGTCATTCGCTGCGGCGGACTTGGTGAGCTCGGCGTGGGAACCGGGAAATCGCACGAGTAGTCCGGAGAGGCTGGATTTTCGCACAAGGGCCACACAGATCTGCCAATGAAGATATCCTCCGGCTTCGCCTTCTTCTTGTTGACCTCTAATCCATGTAAGACCGTCGGGGAGTTCGGTGGGCATGGTGTAACTTGCTGCGGGGATAGTGAGCATCCAAAAAATTCCTTGTCTTCTTGTGGCCATTCCATTTTTTGTTAATTATTTGGGGAAAGCTCACTGCTTTTAAATCCCCCACGAGCGTTACACCGGAACGTCGTTCCGATATTAAAATAAGGATGAAAAATAAAATAAGGATAAGAGTGAGAACGGAGAACCGAGTCTAGTAAGTAATACTTAGACTCGATTCTCACCCGTTCTTTTTCATAGGAAATAAGAGGCGCGGCTTCGCCCAATTGACCCCCCCAACCCCCAAGGGGGAGTATTGATTATAACATGATTTATATTAAGTTACGAGAACATTAACTGACTGGGAATTCATATCAGTATCAAGGAATGCTTCCTTTGCAGCAAGATTATTGGCAGGAATATTATACATAGCAGTATAGCGCTCTTGTTTGGACAGTTGTTCCGTAGTATTACGAAACGTCATATCCTGAGTACAAAGAGCACCAATCTTCGAAATGGAATGAACCATCTTGCCGGCAACACCTGCATTCAATGTGCTATCAAGCAACATAGCGCATCCAAAATGTCGCACACGAGCGACAACACAACCTGGGACATATGCCAAACCGGCAGATGCAGTAGTAGAATCCATCTTTAAATTCATAGCAATAGAAACACGAACCGTACGGCGAGCTCCAGCGGCAAGTTGAAACTTCTTGACCATAAGAGATCGCCAATTTTCTTTCACACTGACGACGTTGTTAGACGGATCACGTTTGATCCATGGCAACAAACCATTAGAAGCACCAAAATTTAACGCAACCGTAGGAGCTACACCGACAGCCGGCAAAACTAAAGCGACATCCGGCGCAGTGATCGGCGCTACATATTCATTATCCTGCCATAGTCCTGGCAAAAACTGTGACGAATCAGTACATTTGTGAAAATCAAGAATTATGTGAGAAGGATGATCTGAGAGATTCACAATTTCCAGAGTGAGAGTAACATGTTGTAGAACAAATGAATCAAGTGATGGTTTGGTCAAAGCACCATATCGAACACCAGCTGGTAAACCCTGAATAGGATTCAAGGAAAACCAACCTTTAGCCGATTGACCTAACGTGGGGGTACCAACAACATCAGTAGTCCATTGTGCGGCTGCACCAATAATAGCAAAGTAGTCTTCAGCAACAACACCTTCAGTGCTTGTACTGACTACAGAATCATTACGATAATGATGCGTCTTAAACCCGATCGTCTTAACAGGTCGGGCAACTTTCAAAGAATAACGCACCATTTGAACAACATTATCTGAACCAGCACCATCTGGTTCAGTTTGTTTCTTCTCATAAGTATTAGTCAGAGTGCGAGCGCTAGCGCCAGAAAAGTTGAGCCTAGTGCGTGGAAGAGAACCAAATACTGACGTCTTTTTCTTCTTCGACAACAACACTCGTTGAGCGGCACGAAACGACGGAGAGTAAGGAGTATTAAATAACATTTTATTCATTTTATTTAGGTTAACTACACGCGACCGCGCCCGGGACCTGTACGCCTGGGATACCGACGCAAACCGGGACGCGCAGGATGAGTCCAAAGACTGTAAGGATCAACAGGAGAAGTAGTCGCAAAATAGCTTGCTCTACGTCTCGTCCTAG